TCCCCACGGGCATTATGCACCTGGCAATATCTGAATTGAAGAAGGAAAGCCATTCCACTCTGCAGACCTCTGCCACTGGGCTGCTCTCGTGTGCCTCGTGGCCCTCATCGCTTCCCATTGGAGACATGATATACCCTCAAAGATTTCTGAATAGTACTCTATGACTGCCGGGTCCGGACTGTAGAGCGGCATGTAATAGAGCATAATAGCCTCGATCATGCCGGTGTCCTCCCTAGGATAGTGTCTATTGCGCTCTGGCCATCGAGCAGGCTCTCTATCGGGCTGTCGCCGTGCTCCTGAAGAGCGTCGTTCGTCTCCTGCTCGATATAGTCCGGGAGGCCCAGGTTCTTGATGATAGCGTCCCTGATGCCTGCCTGCCGGGACAGGTCCCAGCCTGATTTCTCGAATAGCCCCAGCACCGCCACGACATCCTGGGTGCTAAGTGGCACCAAGGGGTCATAGACGATCTTAGGCCGGGGCTTGCCTCGCTCGAACTCGTATTGGGGATTCAGCCTGAACAGCTGCCTGACCACCTGGCCGTTGATCGATTCCATGAAGCTGTTGGCTGTGGCCGCGACCGCCAGGGTGAAGTTGTCAGTCTTGTCCCGGCTCAATGCCAGGCTCCCTGTGCCCCCCATTCCGAGGGCCATGAACTCAGTCATCGTGGCGATCAGGATGGCTTTTGCTTCTGCCTCAATTGACTGGGTGATGTGGCCGATGATGTCCGCATTCTGTGAGGGCTGCAGGAACCCTATCTTGATCATGGGCTGGCTGTTCGCATCCCAGACCTGGGGGGTGATGATCCACTTCTGAGAGTCGGTTGTGATGTTGGTTAGGGTGTCGACCAGGCTATTGTAAGACGCCAGGGCCTCGGGGTCTGCGTTGCCCACTGCCGGAGCGTTGGCGATGTTGGCAGGGACCTCTGCCCAGGGTATGCCTGCGCCACCCCTCTCGGCTGTGACGTTCCGCAGGTCCTCCATGATGGTCTTGGTTCGCCAGGACCTCCAGACGTGCCGGAGGATTGAGCGGCCTTCGGGGCTGTCTTTGCCCGGCTCGGCCCGGAGGTTCAGGATTTTCTGATAAGGGATGAATGTCATATGATAGTCCGGCGCGGCAAGCTGCGTCAGACCGATGAGCCTGTTCACGTCCTTGGGATCATAATCCCAATGGAGAATGCTGTCCGGGCTCCTGAATGCCAATGCCGATAAGCCGATCTGGCCGTCATCGAAATCAGATGAGTAGCGTTCGTCTTCCTGCTCGCCGTTCCGTTCCTTGTAGATCTTTTCAAACGGCGCAAATCCGAACTGGAGAGTTGGCTTGGCTGCTGTCGCTATGAACGTCTGCCAGGAGTGGTACATGTCGTTCATGCACTGCTCCAAGAACTCGGCTGAGCCATTGTCCTTGTTCTCATCGACTACCGGGTCAACGTGCCAGCTGGTGCGGCGAATGAAGAGAGAATAGGCATTCAGAGCTGAGCCCACATAAGCATCATTTGAGCCCATCTCCTCATAGACGAGCCACAGGTTCCGGCCCTGCAGCTCTGGCAGGAAGTCTCGCCGGATCCAGCCGGGTAAAAAATATTGGAGACCACTGCGACCATATTCTTGCCCTACCAAGGCACGCGGCGATTGATGAAATTTTGGATAGACTCCACCGTTGGGGGCTGCTGGACGCTGGGTAGATTTTGGCATGAGAGGCTTCCTATTTGATGGGTACTTGATGCGGTTCTACAAAATCGATAACAGGAGACTATGATAGATTCTATTCTTTCTTGTCCGCCTTGTGCCGGTTGGTGCTCCGGCTCACCGCTCGCAGGTTCCGCTTGCTGTTGGATCCGCCATTGCTGAGTGGGTTCTTGTGATCGGCTTCCCTCGGATCGCCCTTCGGAATGCCCAGCTTCCTGCGGGCTGCGTTCCTTTCGGCACGCTCTTTGATCTGCTTGGGCTTGCCGTGGTAGTCCCTGTACTCCTGTTTGTAGTCCCGGGCCTTCTCTTTCTCCAGGACGGCTTTCAGGATCGGGATTCGCATAATCAAGAGTATATCACTTCCAGGCGGGTTTCTTGGTGGCTCCGGTGAATGAGAGCTTTGGGTCCGGGGGCATGTGCCCGAGAGCTTGCCACGCATAAGCGAGAGCGTCTACTTGGTCGTCGTGGTTACCTATTGGGAAGCTCAAGAGTTCTGCTTCAAACTCCTGCGACAATCCTCGCGTGTGGTAGACTTGCCCTAGCTCGTAGCGAGCCTCCATGGGGGCGAATCTCGATACCTTATCGCTGATCGGCTTGATGCCTCGGACATTGAGCGATGTTTGTGCAGCTAACTGCTGGATGAGTGCTTTCTGATAGGCCACATCTTCAATGCCTACCACCAAGGGCTTCCATCTGGCCGCGAGCTGCTTGATAAATTCAATCTGTTGTGAGAATGATCCTCGTATTCTCTGCACGTCGAGGATGTGCAGGTTTCCGTTCTGGTCTCTGCCGAGGACTGCCCCTGCTGTATAGTCTGCCGCCTCTTTCTCTGAGATGGCTAGATCGACACCAAGGGCGATCTTCATTCCTTGTGAGGGGGGGTGATCCTCGTATTTCAGCCAGGCTCTTTGTATCCGGGTCGCTCCTGCTGCTATGAATTTGCATTCATATTCCTGGGCTACGAAAGCATTACCACGCTCAAGGCGCTCCTCTTCGATGAAGGCAGGATCGATCCGGGGGCACTGTTGCCATGGGACCTCGATCTTCTCCCACCCCCTGCTCTTGGCCCAGGTCTCGTAGAAGAATCCTTGCTCGCCGCGAGGAGTGGACATGAGTACGAGTCGGCCTTTGGACACTGCCAACATCGGACGGACTGCCCCATAAAGCTCGTCCGGTATTGCTGCCGCCTCGTCCAAGATGAGGAGGGTTACAGCGGATATGCCTCGGATAGTCTTCTCTGAACCGGGGAGGGCCAGGACCCTCGAGCCATTGGCGAACCTTACTGAGAGCTTGGTGTCGCTGTCCAGCTTTATGTCTTTGTCCACCAGAGCGAGGAACTCAGAGAATTTGAGCATGAGTTCCTGGGATTGTCTGAGTGATGGTGAGTCCAGGACTATTGTACTCCGTGGCTTATGAATGGCTTCCCATAATGCCAGAATCGCGGCGGTGGAGCTTTTGCCAGACTGTCTAGAGCAGTTTAAGCATATGCGGTGGTGGTTGGATCGTAGAAAGTTTGCTTGCCAAGGATCGGGGGTGGTGTTCAGATAATAGCGAGCGAAGACGACAGGATCTTTGGCAGCTTCCAGTCGGAGGAGATCTTCAGCCGCTTTGATCGCTTCTAGTTTCGTTGAGAATAGTGAGGAGTT